ACTAAATGTGATACTCCTTATACGAGTTGGAAGTCAGAAAAAGGTTATGATTTAAAAGTTGAATATAACCAGATTCCAAAGAACATTAAACATATTGTTATTACTGGTGGTGAACCAACTATTCAAAAAGATTTAGAAAGTTCAGTTAAAGGATTTATGGAGGATGGTTATGAAGTAACTGTTGAAACTAATGGAACAAGATATGTGAATATACCAGGTGCTTTTATGAGTATCAGTCCTAAGTTAAAAAGTAGTTATCCAGTTGATGGAACTGCTTGGGTTTTACATGCTAAGAATAACCAATTTCTTAAACCAACCAGTCAATATATGAAAACTAATGATTATCAATTAAAGTTTGTAGTTAATTCTAAGAAAGATATAAAAGAGGTTTTAAGAGTTACGGATTCTTTTTTAGTATATACTAAACTAAGGGTTCCTAATGATAAAATTTATTTAATGCCTCAAGGGATTACTAAAGAACAATTTAAAGAAAGACAAAAAAGTTTGGTTGATTTATGTATGGAGTATGGTTTTAATTATACTCCAAGATTACATATAGATATTTGGGGTAATGAGAGGGGAAGATGAAGATAGAAATACCTGATAAATATTTTAATACAGAAGAACTACAAAACACTCCTAAGAGATATAAAAGATTTTTAAATGAATGGCTAAAAGAAAGTAACAACTTTAAGTTTACGATTTTCCCTAAACCAGAAGGCTTAGACCAAATGGTTATAGTGAAAGATATTTCATTTTATTCAATGTGTGCTCATCACTTACTGCCTTTTGTAGGTAAGGCTCATATTGGATACTTACCAAGTAAGAAGATTTGTGGATTGAGTAAGTTAGCAAGGGTGGTGGATAAGTTTGCTCACAAACCACAATTACAAGAGGTTTTAACTCAACAAATCATAGATTTTTTAAATAAAGAATTAGAACCTATTGGTTTAATGGTAATTTTAGAAGCTGAACATATGTGTATGAGTATGCGAGGGGTAAAAAGAGCAGGACATAAAACAATTACTTCTGCTATTAAAGGGATGTTTCAACATAAAGATATTAAGGATGAATTCATGGGGGTCATAAAATGAAAGGAGTAGTAATATTAAGTGGTGGTATGGACAGTACAACATTATTGTATGATGTAGTTAAGCAAGGTTATGAAACTTATGCTGTGAGTTTTGATTACAACCAGAAACATAAAAGAGAGTTAGAAGGTGCTAAGGCAACTTGTGATAAATTAGGCTTAGAACATAAGGTCTTAGATTTAAGTGTTTTAAATCATGTGGCTCCAAGTGCTTTAACAAGAGATGATTGGGATATTCCTGAAGGGCATTATGCTGATGAGAATATGAAACAGACAGTGGTCCCGAATAGGAATATGGTAATGTTAAGTTTAGCAACAGCTTATGCTATAGGTAAAGAAGCTAAGCATTTGTTTTATGGAGCTCACGCAGGCGACCATGACATTTATCCTGATTGCAGAAAAGAGTTTGTTAATTCACTTAAAAACACGATTAAACTGGCTGATTGGAATGAAGTGGAGTTGAAAGCTCCTTATTTAGATATTGATAAAGGAGATATAGCAATCAAAGGTAAAGAATTAGGAGTGGATTATTCTCTTACTTGGACTTGTTATAAAGGCAAGAAGGATGCTTGTGGTAAATGTGGGAGTTGCGTTGAAAGATTAGAGGCTTTTGATAAAGCAGGAATTAAAGATGTGATTAAATATGAAAGAGATTAAAAAAAGAGATTTTTCTTTTGGAAAGGTAATGGAAGATATGAAGGGAAAAGAATTAGAAGATAGAATACGAAAGGCTTGGGAATGGGAGATGGATAAACTAACCTTAGTTCCTTATATAGGAGAGATAGACCAAAAGATTATTTATGATTATAAAGAATTAACAGCTTTATGTCCTGTTACTGGTATTCAAGATTTGTATGGAGTAAAAATTGATTTTGTTCCAAATAAATATATTCCAGAGCTTAAGACTTTGAAATTCTATTTGATGGGTTATAGGGATTTACCAATAAGTCACGAACATTTACAAGCTAAGATATATAAGGAATTTAAAGAACAAGTCCAGCCAAAAAAGCTGGGAGTAGAATTAGATGTTATGATAAGGGGTGGAATTAAAACGGACATAAGATACGATGGTTAATTTATATTTCTCTGGAGCAGAGAATTTGTCATGTGAAAAGCTCTTTAGAGATTTAAAAGTAAAGTATTTATTGTTTTCCTTTCTTCATTTAAAAGATTATAGGATTCTAAAAGAAGCTAAATTAAATAATGTTACTGTAATGGTGGATAGTGGAGCTCACACACTTCAAAAGGGTAAGGAAATAAATTACGATAAGTTTGTAGACAGATATATCAATTTTATAAATAACTATTCAGATTATATAGATTGTTTTGTGGAGTTAGATATTGAGAATGTGGTTGGATTGGATAGGGTAGAAGAATGGACAGAGAAGATAATAAAAGAAACTGGAAGGCAACCGATTGTGGTTTGGCATAAAGAAAGGGGTTGGAAGTATTGGAAGGAGATGTGTAAGAAGTATGATTATGTAGGATTTAGTGGATTTGTTTCAAAAGGTGGGAAGAAGGAAGTGGAGGATAAATATTTACCTTTATTTTTAAGAGAAGCTAAAAAGCATAATACTAAGGTTCATGGATTTGGATTAACCAGATTCAAAGTGTTGGATAGATATAAATTTGAGAGTGTGGATAGTTTAAGCTGGAAGGCAGGGTCTATTTATGGAGTGTTCTATTATTTTAATGAGTATGCTAAGAGATTGGAGGCAATTGATAGGAAAGAATTTAGAGGGAAGTATGGTAAGAAACTATCTGGAATGAATAACTTTTTCATTGATTATTGGAATTTATCTCAATGGTTAAAATATGCTGAAAGTTTGGAGGAAATCAAATGAAGATAGAAGAAATTAAAGTGGAAGAATTAATCCCTGATGTTTTAAATCCTAATGAGATGTCTGAGAAGGAGTTTAAGGCGTTGAAATCGGAGATAAAAAAGAGAGGGTTCTTAGTTCCTATTGTAATGAGGGAAGATAAGAGTAAGAAGGTATTGATAGATGGAGAACACAGATGGTTGGCTGCTAAGGAATTAAAGTTTAAAACAGTTCCTTGTATTAATCTAAAAGATATTTCTGAGAGTGAAGCGAGAGTTGTATTAGTAAATTTGAATAGGATTAAAGGCAAGATTAATCCAGTAGGATTTGCTCATTTAATTGAGGCTGTAAAGACAGAGGATATTATAAAGAATTTGCCATCTGCTTTTCACATGGATGAAAAAGAATTGAAGGACTTAGAGTTTTTAAAATCAATTCCGAGTGGGAAAGAGGAGGAATTGATAAAGAGCTTAGAGGAGATGGAATTAGAGTACCAAACTATTAAAGGGAAGTTATTAGAGCTTAGTGGATTAACAGATTTTGAAATAGATTATACAGGGAAGAAGATAAAAGTAAAAGATAAAGAATATGCTTTTGATAGGATTATATCTATGAAGATAGCATTCACTAAACAGATGGAGGCTGTAGTATCAATTGAATTGAAATGAGGCACGATAATAATGTAAAAGAGAATGTCTTTGTACTATACGCACAAGGAATACCTATCGAGAGAATTGCTAAGAACTGTAAAATATCTAAGAGGACTATTTATAGATGGATTAAGAGTGAAGGATGGGTAGAAAGAAATAAGGAAACATCAGCTCAGGCATTGTCACAAGTAAACGATGAGGTTACGCAAATGAAGAAAACTCAAAGGAGAGTAGTGAATGCTTTGATGGCGAGATTTGCTGATTTATTAAAGATGGATGAAGCTGTGATTAAGGAAGCAAAAAAGAGTGGCAGGAAGTTAGATAGGGGTGAGTTATTAATTCCTTTTAGCAATGCTGATATGAGGGATGCTATGAAACATGAATTACTTTTAATGGGAGAGGCTGAAACGAGAGTTGAAGATGTGAGTAAGGGGGCAATGGTTCAATTAACAGAAGTGTTATTTGGTAAACATCAATGGAAGGAAAACAAAGAACGGATTACAAAAAAGTAAAGGAGAGGTTGTTTAATGGAATTAATTATGTTCCTCATCCTAAACAGGTGTCAATCCATAAGAGTGAAGCAAGATTTAGGACTTTATGTAGTGGTAGGAGATTTGGAAAGAGTACTTTAGCAAGTACTGAAGCGGTAATGGCGATAATGAAAGCTGATACGAGGGTGTGGATTGTTGCTCCTAATTATGAGCTAACTAAGAAGGTGTTTAGAGAAGTGATTATTATAATGAATAAGTACTTATCAAAATGGATTTTAAAACAGAGTGAGTCTATGAGCTATATGAAACTAATAAATGGTTCAGAGTTGGTAGGTAAGTCTGCAGATAATCCAGTTAGTTTATTGGGAGAGGGATTGGATTTGTTAATTATAGATGAGGCTGCAAGTATTAAAAGAGAGGTATGGGAGGAGTATCTTAGACCTACATTAGCAGATAGACAAGGAGGAGCTCTTTTTATTTCTACTCCTAAAGGCAAGAATTGGTTTTATGAAGAATATGTGAGGGGTCAGGATAGAAAGATAAAAGAAATGCAAAGCTGGAATTATTTAACTTCTGATAATCCTTATATTCCAAAAAAGGAAATAGCTCACGCAAAAAAGAATTTACCAGAGAGAGTTTTCTTACAGGAGTTTCAAGGTAAGTTCATTGAAGATATAGGTGGAGTGTTTAGAGGTGTGAGAGATTGTGTGGGTGGCAGATTAGAAGACCCAGATGCTGCTAAGAGTTATGTAATGGGTGTAGACTTAGCTAAGTATCAGGATTATACAGTGATTGTTGTAATGGATAAGACTAATATGCAAGTGGTTTATTTTGATAGGTTTCATAAGCTTGATTGGAACTTTCAAAAGAATAAGATTGCTAATGTCATTAGGCGATACAATAATGCTCAGTGTACTATTGACGCTACTGGTATAGGCGACCCAATATTTGATGACCTTAACAGATTAGGATTAAACATTATTCCTTATAAGATTAGTGGTGTTAGTAAGAAACCTTTAATTGAGAATCTTAGTTTAAATATTCAAGAGGGTAATATTAGTTATCCTGATATTCCAGAGTTGATTAATGAGCTTAACATTTATGCTTATACACAAAGTCAAACCACTGGACATACGAGCTACTCGGCTCCTGAAGGCTACCATGATGATATTGTGATTGCTTTAGCGTTGGCTTGTTGGAATTTAAAATCGGAGGTAATCATAGATTTTTAAAAATGGTAATAAAAAGCGTATATGCACCTTATAGGAAAAGGTTAGAGTGTAAATGTGATTCTTACACTCACAGAAGTAAGAAAAGTCGGAAGCGAGGAATGTACAGGGTTTATGAAGGGGGACATTATAAAGAAAAAGTTTTTAATATGCGTAGCTTATCACTCTTATGTTTGAGTTGTGGATTAGAAAAATCGTTTAACTTGGAGGTTAAAACAAAATGAAAGAAAATAAAATCGTAAGATACGATAGAACAAAGAATAAGATAATGGTTAATGTAACCCAAGAGGGTATGATTAACGATGGAACCAAGGACATTGGACATACGAAGAATCGGTTTGAGCAAGAGTATGATGTTGATGAGATGAAAAAGATTTACTCTGGTATAACTGCTCAGGTAGTTCAGTGTGAGAAACAACTTAAAGAAGTTAAGTTAAGACAAACAACTACTACATTAAATTATTCTGTTGATGAACTTAAAGAGTTAAAAGCTAAGATTGCTGAATTAAAAACTTTAGACCAGATGGAACAAGATGAACAAGGAAAGAATAATGTTGAAACCAGTCTTAAAAGATTAAGGAAAGAAGCATCTCAACTAAAGCCAATCATTGAAAAACTGCGAAAGTAAGTAAATAGTTTATAAAGATTAAAACATAAGGTTAGGTATAACTATGGTAAAACCTACAATCTTAGCCAGATTAAAAGGTGCTGCGAGTAACTTTTGGACTTTGAATCGAAGTACATACCCCAGTTATCTTAGCAGTGGAGAAAACCAATACGCTGATAGAGGTATTACTTTAACTGATGAGGCTAAGGTTAGGACTGATACAGGTTACATTAAAGCTTTTGTTTCGAACGATTTCTTATATAAACCACCTTATGGTTATCCAAGGTATTTAGATATTCCAACTATGAGGGCGTTGGCTAAGAGTCCTTATGTGTGGCAAGTTACGAGCACGATTATTGATGAGATAGGTGCTATTGATTGGGATATTGTGCCTATTGAAAGGGATGAACCTGACGAGGATGAGAGTGACAGTGACATAGTAGAGGATTTTACAGCACCAAAAGTTGATATTGCTCAGGTTAAGAGAATCAAAGAGGTTAAAGAGTTTTTTAATAATCCTAATGGGAATGATGAATCTTTCAACTTTCTCATAAGGTCGGCTGTCCGAGATATTCTTGAGATAGACAGTGGTGTTTGGGTTAAAGTATTTAACAGAGCTGGTAAGATGGTTCAGTTGTTTGCTCGTGACGGGGGGACATTTCTTAAAAACCCAGATATTCATGGCTATCTTGGGAATCGGTCAGCGTATGTTCCGATGCCTGGGCAGTTTGAGGATGAGGAGAGTAAGAAAACTTTTTATGCTAATACAGTAGTTCAGAGTGCTGCTTATTTCCAGTATGGTTGGGTTGCTATGATGCCGATTCCTTTTGGTACGAGAGAGATAGTTTACATGATGCGTAACTCCAGAAGTGATAGCATTTATGGTCGTAGTCCTGTTCAGATATTACAAGATGTGTTACAAACACTTATTTATGGAAGCACTTACAACTTGGATTACTTCGTTAATAACAATATGCCTGATGGTGTTATTCAGTTACTTGGTGCTAATCAAGAACAGATGAATGCTTTCAGAGAACGATTCGAGCAACAGTTTAAGAAGCAGGATAGTTGGGGTAACTGGAGAAAGATTTTCCATAAGTTTCCAATTTCTAATTCTGAAGTCAAGTTTACACCTTTTGCTTTAAAACCCCAAGAGATGGGTATTATTGAACAACAGACTTGGTTTAGTAAATTAGTTTGGAGTTGTTTCGGTGTTACACCAAGCGAGTTAGGGTACACTGAGGGTAGTAACCGAGCTACTGAGATGGTTCAAAGTAAGGTGTTTAAAAGAAAAGCTATTAGACCTTTGCTTAGGGTTTTGGAGTATCATATTAACACACAGATTATTCCAGAGTTCGGATATGATGATGTAGAGTTTAAGTTCAACGATTATGATGTAAACGAGGATTTAGAGAAGCATAAGCTTTATGAAATTCAATTAAGAAACAGTATTAAAACTATTAATGAGGTTAGAGAGGAGATTGGTATGCATCCTGTTGAGGGTGGTGATAAGATTGCTGGTGCTCAAGAGGAGGAGTTTGGTTGGGGTAATCCTGAAGCTGGTGATGATAGGTTTGGTGGTGGTGAGAGGAGTAAGCAGTTTGGTGAGGATGAAGAGGCAGATATTAGGGAAGGCTTTGATATGGAAGAAAAGGCTAAGTATATCAAACGAACAGGTGGACCTGGTAAGAGGAAGTATTGGTATTATAATAAGAAAACAGGTAAGTTAGCAGCAGGGCAAAAACCTAAAAAGATGCAAGGGAAAGTAGGTAAAAAAATTGATAAAGCAATAAACGATTCCAATAATGATATAACATTAGCTAATAAAAAAAAAATAACAGATTATACAGAAGCATTTTTATCTAAGAAAGATAGTAAAACCAACAATACAAAAAACGGTGAATACACTAAAGAAAGAAAGAAATTACACGATAAAATACTAAATCATAAAGATTTTAATAATCCGAAGGCAAAACCCAAAAAAGGTGAGAAACCTACAGCTTATATATTTGCAGGTGCTCCTGGAGCTGGAAAAACAACTGTTTTAAACAAATATGTTAAGGATGATGTTGTCAATCTCACTGCTGATGATATTAAAGAACATTTAACTTTTAAAGGAGAAAAATATAATGGATTTAATAGTGTGGCTGTTCATAGGGAAAGCTTAGATATAAATAAGGCTATGATTAATAAACATATAAACGAAGGCAATAATGTAATACTTGATAAAACACTTAAAACAATGGGTAATGCAGAAAAATTAATTAAAAAACTTAAAGATAAAGGGTATGAAGTTCATTTATTAGCGAGTTTGGTGGATGCTGATGTTGCAATTGGTAGGGCTCACCAAAGATTTAAGGAAATTAAAAGGTTTGTACCTTATGAATTAATAGCTAAATCAAGTTCTAAAATAAAAGCTAATGTTATGAAATTAAGAGATAAAGTTGATAGTTATGCTTTTGTTGATAACAATAATAATTTTGCAGTTGGAGGAGAATCTTTTAAGGTTGAAACTGTTTAAAAAATGGATGAAGATGAATGGAATGAATATACTGAAAGGTTATCAATTGCCTTGATGGAATATGAGGAGGAGTTTGAAAAGACTGAGTTTGATTTTAAAAGTTTATCAATAGATTCAACTTCTGATTTTGATAGTAACCTGATAAATTCTAATCGTAAGAAAGCAGTTGGTTCAAGCGTTCCTTTAAGTCCGAAGGATAATGAAACACCTGGTAAGGTTAAAAAGAAGTTTAAAAAGGATTTATTAAGTTTTTTAAGGGAAACAGAGAAGGCTATTATGACTGAGTTAAGCACTATCTACACTTCTGATAAACTCGCTGAGATTAAGGACTTCACTGATTTGTGGAGTAGGTTAATTGATAATTTGAAAGGGTTGTTTAATGATAGTTCTGTTAAACCATTAGTTGATGAGTTCACTCAAGAATTTTATGTTAAAGGGATGAATAAGAGTGAGTATGAGTTTGCTCAGAACTTCTTTCCTGACAAGAAGCAATTAGATTTCTTAAAAGATTATAATTTTGACATTGTTAAAGGTATGAACCAAGAAACAGCAGATAGGTTAAGAAGCACTTTACAAAGGGCACATATGGAACAGAAACCTTTTACTGAAGTTAAAGATGAAGTAGCTAAGTTATTCCACAAGGATAGGATTAGGGCTAAGGCGATTGTTAGAACTGAGAGTGCGAGAGCAGAGAACATGGGTGCTTTAGCTGGTGCCAAACAAAGTGGGATAGTACAAGGGAAAAATGTTACACATTCTTTTCCTGAATGCGATGTATGTAAAAGATTAGATAAAAAGTATGGACAAAAGTCTATGAATTTAGATGATAAGTTCTATGATAAGATTACTGGAAAGAGTTGGGAGAGTCCACCTTTCCATCCTAATTGTACTGGAGTATTAAGAACATTTAGAGTAAAAAGTAAAACTAAGGAGGAATAAAATGGAAGATAAAGAAGCTA